TACATGGGGCAAAGTCTTGTCGGTCTTATAAAAGTCTAACCCCAACACATATACCCTAACTTCGTAATCTTCTCGGTTCAATGTATTACAGATATGTTTCAATCTCAAATCCATTGCATTCCAATCTCGTTCTCTCTGTAGATAAAGATGTACAGTTCTCATTATACCTTTCTATATCCTTTAGACCATGTTTCTAGTTCAGTGAAACCACCTATGTTCTCACCATGAACTCTGATTTGTGGAAATGTTCTTGCACCAGGAAACCACTCTAACATCTCTTCACGACCAAAATCAGTACCTAAAGATTTGTATGTGTATTCATATCCTTTCATTTCACATAACTGTTTTGCCCTATCACAAAAAGGACATTGTGGTTTTCCATATATTTCTATCATTTCAACTCCTGTTGTATAAATTTACCTATAGTCTGTATCTCTTCATCGGATAACATACCTGCCTGTGCCCACATGGTAGATGACATTGCACCCACTGTTTCTCTATTCTTATATGCATATAGTCTTTGGGTGATGTAATCACTACTTTGACCTGCGAGTGCTGGGAAGACTGCCATACCTTGACCTTCTGCACCATGACAAGCGGCACAACCTGCCCATAGACTTCTGATTGATGAGAATTCATCTGCACTTGCAAGTTCTTTCTTTCTCTGTTCAATCTCTACTGTTGTACCATTGACTCTGACATACTCTGCATAACACTCACCTGTACATGAAGTGTTTGATGAGTATCCTTTATACTCAATATTACTATATGCCATTGAGATGGTGCCCACCATCGCTAAACATATTCCTATAATGTATCCTTTCATAGTATATAATCCTTTCTTGTTGACTTTGCAGTGTATACTTTACCAGTCTTTCTACCATAGTAAGGTTCTTTCTCTATACCCTTAGTGCCTTCACTAAAGAATATAAATGTGACTAGAGATACTAGGGCGAACCATATTATCATAATTAGAACTACTGCATCCATCATAATTTAAAATCGTCAAATGTGTTATCATCGACATCCTGTTTAATACCACCAATGACATAAGATTCAATCTCTGTCTCTTGGGGTGCATTTTGTAATCCTCTACTGTTGAACCAATGTTGTGTCCATGGTAGTGGATTGTTAGTTGAAGAGACATTGAATATTGGGTCTAAACCAATCGCTCTAAGTCTCTTATTACAAATGTATTCTATGTAATTACCAAGTAATGGTATTGATAAACCAATCATAGAACCCTCTCTGAATAAGAACTCTGCCCATTCTTTCTCTTGGGCGACTGCATCTTCATACATTGCGTATACTTCTTTCTCACAATCTTTCATAACTTGATGCATGAGTTTGTCTTTTTCTTGATTCTTATAACATTTGAGTATGTGTTGGGTGATTGCAAGGTGTTGTGCTTCATCTCTGGAAATGAATGAGATAATCTTTGCACTGCCTTCCATGAGTTTTAGTTCACCAAATGCAAAACTACAGGCGAATGATACAAAGAATCTTACACCCTCTAGTATGTTGACTGATATCAATGCGAGATACAATGCCTTATACAGTTCATAATCATCTACTTTTAAACCTAACAGTCTTCTACGACCAAGTTCAATGAAGTGGTCATACTTCTCTGTCACCATCTCTGCTCTCTTAACGATTGCAGGTTCATCTATAATCGTATCGAATATATCACTAGGGTCACTATAGATGTTCTTTATAATGTGAGTATAACTTCTACTATGAATAGTCTCCATGAAGTCCCATGTGATAATACACGACTCAAGTTCAGGTAGAGTGACAAACGGTAAAAATGCTATGGATGGCGCTCTGCCTTGAACTGAGTCAAGTAAAGTTTGATATCTTAAGTTAGATGTGAATATGTGTTTTTGTGCATCTGTTAGTTGTTGATAATCACTTCTATCTTTCTGTAGTGATACTTCTTCTGGTCTCCAGAAGAATCCTAATTGTGTCTGAGTAAGTTTATCAAATATCGGATACTTGAACTCATCGAATCTTTGTGTGTTTAATTCTTCGCCAAAGAATATCTTGTTCTTTGTGAAGTCAATGTTTTTCTTATTAAAAACCGTCATTATCTCTTGCTCTCTATTTTTTCTAAATCATCATAGTAATTTACGAATTGCCCATAATCTGTGGCATAGTATTTATCATTAAAGATTTTTGATTGTTCACCATATGTCTCATTGTCATTTGACCATCTATGTTCTCTACCATCTAGGTGTAATGATGTCTTGGGTTGTCTTTCAGGACCATAATGAAAATCTGGTATGTGTTGCATCATAGAGTTTGAATTCACAAAATGAGAAAATATATGATAACTGTAATCACCTAAGAATTCATCTCTCCAATGTGGTATATTAGGACCTTGATACAATAATATATCACCAGGTTCTAAGTCAACTGCAATACAACTATTCTTTAGTCTGTCTCTATGACTAAAATCTTGTGATTCATTCTTAACTTGTTCTGCATCAATACCTGCATAGTTCTTATCATTTCTTAACCATATTGTCCATGGTGTGTTGTCGTCTGTTTTGTAATCTAAACATAAAGTTGCACTGACCTCACATGAAGGTCTATCAGTATGTGAACCAAGGTAGGCACCTCTAACATACTTTCTGGTGAATGAATATGTCTCTTCTAAAGTCATGTCAAAACAGTCTTTTAGTTTCTCATGTATGTAATGAGACAATGCATTACCCCATGGCGAACAATACTTTCCAGAACTCGTTCCTCTAGATGATTGGGGGTTCTTATATGTAATGTCATGTGTTTCTAATGTGGTTGCAGTATCGGTGTATTCTGCTGATTTCCATACATCCATTGCAAAGTCAATCATGTGTTGTGGTAAGAAGTCTCTGACAACAACATATTTGTTCTTCATAAACTGCCATGTCATTGGGTTTGTTTTACCCCTAAGTGTACCAGATTTCATCTGTTCTTTCCACTTAGCGATATTCTCGTCTACGCACTTATATTCTATAGTTTTTTCTTCAAATGGCACAGGCATCGCAGTCTTCATCTCCTTCTTCAATTTGTGATGGTGCAAGTTCTTCTTGTACTACATCTTCGACTTTACCATCCATAGTATTCTGGTAGTAAGAAGTCTTCCATCCATATTTATAGGTGTTCAATAAGTCTTTCGCCATTACTGATACTGGTACTTCATTGTTAGGGTATTGTTCTGGATTATATGACCAATTACCACTAATACCTTGGTCAAAGAACTTCTGCATCACTGCAACTATATTGATATAACCAGTGTTGTCTGGCATATCCCATAACAATGTATAGGCACTCTTAAGATTAGAATATTGAGGCACTATCTGTTTCAATGTACCTTTCTTACTCTTCTTAACTGACAAGTGGTCTCTAGGTGGTTCAATACCATTAGTTGCATTACATACAACTGAAGACGATTCACTTGGCATTTGTGCTGTGAGTGTTGAGTGTCTTAAACCATGAGTCAATATCTCTGCTCTTAAGTATTCCCAATCTCTAGTGTACACTGGTTTTACAATAGTGTCAACATCTTTCTTGTATGTGTCGATAGGTAGAATACCTTGCGAGTATTTTGTTCTATCGAAGTAATCACATGCACCTTTCTCTTTTGCGAGTTGATTTGATGCCCTTAGTAAGTAGTATTGAAATCTCTCAGTCAAGTCATGAACTAATTGCCATGCTTCTGGATCCGAATACTTGACTCTATGTTTTGCAAGATAATGTGCAAGACCAATATACCCTATACCAAGACTTCTTCTTGCGAGTGTTGACATCTCTGCCGCCTTTACAGGATACTCTTGGTAATCAATCAGTTCTTCTAAACCCCTCACTGCAAGTTCACATATGTCTTGTAGTTCATCATCTTTTACTACACCCACATTGACAGCACTCAATATACAAAGTGCAATCTCACCACCATGGTCATCGATGTGGTCAATTGGGTCTGTCGGTAATGTGATTTCTTGACATAGATTACTCATGTTCACTTTGTCTAAAAATGAACTATGAGTATTACTATGGTCTATATTCATAATATAGATTCGGCCAGTCTCCGCTCGTTCTTTTAATAAATCTGTAATCAGTTCTCTTGCACTGACTTTTGTTTTGGGTACAGAAGTTGCTCTCTCATACTTTTCATAGAGTTCGTTAAACTCTGGCGTACCAAATGCCTCATATAGACCAGGTACTTCATGTGGTGAGAATAGAGTAATGTCTTCGTTCTTTAAGAATCTCTGATAGAATAATTCTGATAACTGAATACTGTAATCTAGTTTTCTAACTCTATTGTCTTCTGTTCCTTTGTTGTTCTTTAAGACGATAATGTCTTCAATTTCTTGGTGCCAGATAGGGAAATGAACTGTAGCAGAACCCCCTCTTACACCATTCTGAGTACAACATCTTACTGTTGATTCAAATTTCTTTAAGAATGGGATGACACCAGTATGTTGTACTTCACCCCCTCTAATCTTTGCACCTAAACCTCTGATACGACCTGCATTGATACCAATACCTGCCCTTTGTGCAACATATCGACCAATCGCCATATCAGATGCAAACAATGAGTCTAGTGAATCATCTGAATCGACCAGAACACATGATGCAAACTGTTTCAATGGTGTTCTAACACCTGCCATGACTGGCGTTGGTATATTAATCTTAAACATACTTACTGCATCATAGTATCTACGAACATATAGTAATCTATCGTCTGAATCATAGTCTTGAAATAGTGTCATTGCAATCAACATGTACATGAACTGAGGCGTTTCAAATAGTGTACCTGTTGACCTATCTTGAACCAAATACTTATCTACGACTTGTTGTAGACCTGCATATGTAAAGTCAAAGTCTCTACTATGTCTTAGATATGAATTGAGTTTCTTTAATTCTTTGTCTGAGTATTTTGATGTTAAATCTTTTGTGTATAAACCTTTGTCTATGTTTCTCTCAATCAAGTCTTGTAGGGGTGGATAAATCTCTGAGTCTTTCCACTTAGTATTGAATACTTGTTTCTGAATACCAAATAGTAATAGTCTGGCTGCAACAAATTGATAATTAGGATTCTCAAGTGATATCAAATCACTTGCACTTTTGACTAGAATCTTTTGAATCTCTTTTGTGGTGATACCATCAAAGAATTGTAGACCACTGTTCATCTCTACTAAAGACTCAGAAACACCATTAATGCCTCTACAAGACTTCTCAACCATTACATGTATCTTATCTAAATCAATAATTGATTTTGAACCATCACTCTTTATAACATTAATTTCTGCGTTCATATTTTCTTATACTCCATCAATTGTAATTTTGCTGAGAGACCGTAAACTGTATTACGATTGATGATTTCGATAATCTCACTTTCACTCAAACCTTTTATAACCATATCATTTATATCTTTGCAATCTTCTATTCTTCTATCGTTCCAGATGCACACCTTATATCCAAGGTCAATGACCTCTTCTATTTTTTTGATTATTTCGGTGTTTCTTGGTTCGTTATCATATATTAGTATTGCGTTATCTTTTATATCATCTTGTATCTTTTTAAAATCACTACCTGCAACTGCGATACTATTCGGTAGGAATAGACTATCTATTGGTCCCTCAGTGACATAGATTGTCTTTGTTTTGTCCACTTTATTAAGATTGAAGATAAGTGGTACATCATCTCTGAATCTCATGGTCATATATCTTAATGGTGAGTCGTTAATTGCACGACCAGATACACCAATCAATTCACCATTCTCGTCATAGAATGGCAATATTATTCTAGGGTCTTTACCGAGAACCCTATCTTTGTACTTATCAGATAACAAACTGAGAGTTTGTGCCTGTTGTACGAACCATAAATCAGTCATTGAAGATTCTGGTATTTTTCTATCTAAAAGATAGTTTTTTGCGATTGCCTTTTCGAGAACAGGAAAGGCGACTGCCTTGAGACTGTTCTCTTTTTTGACCACAGTTTTATTTAGATTATCTGTTCGTGGGGTGAACTTAAAAGCGTTCGCCGATGGCATTTTTCTTTTAGGTTTTTGACCTTTTTCTGATAGAAATTCTTTCAGATATTCTTTGTGAACTGATGGCCAATGGTCTTTGATAAAGTTTATCGAAGATGTTGACTTACCACAATTATGGCATTTGAAAATGAATGATTGTTCTTTGACGAAGTGAAACCCTCGTGCCTTATATACATTCTTTTGCGAGTCACCACAGTAATTGCACCTGTGATTCATCGTGTTCTCGTTTGTCCATTTGGCACGGTCTAAGTAGACCATAACCATCGACAAGTATTTTCGCTCTAACCATAACATTACTACTTATTATACAGTAATTATGGTCAAAATACTAGTCGGTTTTGTTGATTTTGGGAACTTTCTTTTTGGGTACTTGAATGACATATCTGTTCTCAACTACCTTAGGTTTATCTTTCTCAATCTTTCTTGCAATAAGACTTGTTGATGTTATTAATAATAACACCGCAAGTGGGTCAAACACAAAGATGAGTGCAAAAATCACCCACCTAACAGCGTTGTCAAGGTACTTGACACTCTCTTCCTGACCAT